GCTTGGCCCCCCGCAACGTTACCAGCTTCTGTTAAACACCATGATTCTTGGTTCTCAAGAAGCATAGCTGTATTTAAACGGGTGTGTGAGTCCTCGAGAGGAGCTACTGTCTTAGAGGAATAATCGAGCACTGGTGCCCATTTCTCAAGAAGTGCTTCTGCACGATTCTTATCGATATATGCTTGTGTAGGTTTAATTTGCATAAGATTGTCTTTTTCCTTTCTTTTTTTCGACCTCATGGACTTTCGTCCAGGATGTTCAAGTAATTTATACTTCTACTGAAATTAATATTTCCCTAGCTCACTTAAGTAAGCGGGGAGGAAAGGGGTTGAAATTTTGGTTGTTTGTGTGGATTCCTCTAGAACCTCATCAGATTCGGATGCAGGTACTGAGACGGATTCTCTAATGACCGTATTTTCAAAAGCTTCTTCACGAAGAGCTTCAATACGTTCTTCTTCTTTTTGGTCGAAGAGAGACATTGTATATTCAAAATTTTCATTAATGAATTGAACGCTTTTACCATCTAGGATACGACGGGCGTACGAACGTTTTTCATCATTTAAAGTAGATAATTTAGATTCTAGAACTAATTTAGCATTTACTTGTTCTAATTGCTCAGTCAATGAAATAACTTGGTCTTGCAATTCTGATGCTTCCTTATTTGAATCATGTAATTGGCGTGCGCCATCTAAAACAGCATCTTCAATAGAAGATGCCATAAGTGCAGAGTCAATAGCTAGAGAACGGCGTAGATTTTCTAATACAATTTTAGCCTTCTTTGCTTTTACTGCTTCGTTCAAATCAACTGTGGGGATTTTTTCTTCTAGGTAAACATCTAAATAATTTGATAATTTTGTTACAAGACTATCACGGAATGTAGACGCTTGTTCAGTTAATGCCTTGCTATAACGAGCAACAACGGTTTGTAACTTTTTAGCATTGTTTAAATCTACCGCTTCTACAACTTTCTTTAACTTGTTTGTATGGTCGGTGTCTTGAACCTCTAAAAGATGTTCAAGTTTCTTTGCATAATCATTATCTTGTTCCGCCAATGCCTTTTCAACGTGAATGGAAACAGCAGAGTCAAATGATTCTTTAATTAATTTAAGTGAATCTTCAGAAAGTAGATCCTTGGTTGCTTGCTTTAAAAGTGTTGTAATGTCTTTAGGCATAATTAGAAAATATTTTGTGTTGCAATTGCATTCTTAATACGTGCCTTCATTTTTTCAGTCACGACTAATTTCAAGTATTTATCCGCTTGTGCATAATTTTTTTCGTTAATGCACTCAATAAATTTTAAGAGGACGTTTTTAACATTCATGATGATATTTATAGCGGTTAACGAATTTTATTAATAAATTCCAATACTAATTGCCTGAGGTAGTTATCAATTTCATGTTTTGGGAGGCTTGATATAGATGCTTCGAAATTTTCATAATCTTCTTCAAACTTTCCATCTTCTTGTAAGACCCACTGCTTTGATTCTAAAATACCATTAACAAATGCTTTAGGAAAAGAAGGATCTGCAACACAATCTACTGCGACTAGTCGCATATCTTTTACAATATTTTTACCATTACTTTCTATTAATTGTCCCAATGCTCTAGAAGACATACCCACTCTAACCCCATCATTAATTAAAGACTTAACAATTAGACCACAGGGCGTATTTAATACTTTGCTTTTTCCATAAAAAACATTACCATCTCTTTTCATTTCTGTTACTAAATGGCATGCCCGTTCCAAATCAACGTCAGCTGACGTGGGGTGATTTAATTCACCCATAGCTCTAGCAGTGTCAATCATTTCATTACGATAACGATCAACTTCTCTTTGCATTTCTTCTATAGGATATAAACGATTGTTTCTATTCACACCTTCTGCCATCATATATGGTCCTTTGATAAAAAGATTTGCAGGTGTATTCCTATCTTTTTCTTCCAGAATATATTCAAATTGTTCTTCAGGTGCAGGTTTTTCGACAATTAGTCTAAGAGGCATGTCCATATTTATACCAACCGCAATTATTTTTTTTAATTAAACAATTCTTTCTCTGTTAATATAATAAACTCACAACCACGTGTTGTTGCAAAATTTTTAGCTGCTTCCCACTTGGCTTGATTAATTGCATACTGCATATTTTCGTATAGAATAGTTTGTTTTTTCTTTCTATTAGAATGTTTAGGTGGTAATGTCTGTGATGAAGGTTTTATTTCTACCAGATATTTTTTAATATTATTTCCTTCTTTAAGTGCCAAAAAATTATCTACATAGTAACGATGTATCTTATTATCTATTGGACTTTTATATGGCACAATTATATTTTCGGATCCCCATTCTAATACATTGGGATTGTTATCTGCCCATCTCATGAACTGCAATTCAAAAGATGATCTATATATGGCTATTTTTCCAATAAATTTTTGTTTATTCTTAGGTGTGTATATACCTTGTTTGAATCTTGGATCTCTAGATAATGAAGGCATAATATATAACAAATATTAGCCAACTAAAAATACTGCAGGATCCGAATCACCCATTCCAGCAGCATTTGAATATAGCATCTGTTCAAGTTCTTTCATTTCTTCTCTTCCTTGATTTAAAAGATCTGCATTGAACAGTTGACCTCCAAACATCGCAACTGGAACTTTGCTTCTTACTGTACCTACAATTACTTTTATTTGCGCTAGCGTGTACTTATAAACCCAAGCTTCTTTTATTATATCTCTAAGAGGTTTTTCGACATAGCAAGCTATAGCACCATAAAATCTAGTTGAATCATTAGGTTCCGGGTACAAACGCAAATATTGTGTTCTGTCATCAAAATTAAATGATCTTCTTGTAGATAATAATTTCTCACGCAATTCCAACCATTCTTTTAAAGTATACCAAGATACTAAATCAAATCCATAATTTCCCATAGCATATGAAAAATATGTTTGTTGTGCTAATGTTTGTTCAATGGTGAACAGTGTATTGATACCTGACGTTGATCCTTCTTCAAAATCTGTTACAGAAATAACACGTCGGTAATCCATCAAATCATAATCAAACATTTTATTAATGGGCTGATTTGCTAATGCATCCTTTTCACCTTTGAATGAAAATCGTTGAATAGCTGATGATTCAAATAATGAAGAAAGTGTTTGATTGTGAGATATGATTTGATCAAATATATTTTTATCTAAAATTTGATTGGCTCGCAACGAGTCAGAAAATATGGTTGAAAGTATTGTTGATGTTGAAAAATATTCTGATGGTATAGTAGATAATGAAATATAAACAGGATCGTGATCACTTACATATGGCGCAGTGTCTCTCGAAAGGGTATTATGATTGTCTACTTCTGTGGGAGTTAAATTAGTATTTGATAATGTATATAAGTAATCTAATCGTATACCCTTTCCGCGTTCATATAAATTAGAATCAAATACCAAATATTCTCTTGTATAGCCAGCAAATTTGGTGAACATTTCACATGCTATAGCTATAGCTTCGAAAATTTGATCTTGATGTGTTTCAACCGAAATCAACGGAGCACCCAACATCCTTACCACTCTGTCTGCTAATCTTGAATATGAGTCTATTTTACTATTAAGATTAGTACTTTGGAACGCTGATACGGGTGTTATCAAACATGACATAATTATATTTATGTTGCAGGAGCACCTGCTTCAGGAGTACCTGGTGTACCTGTTGTTGGTGTTATTTCTTCAGGTGTTTCTGGTGGTGTTTCACTAGTAGGTGCAGGACCGCCCACAAATGGCGGTGGTGTATTACTACTGCCTCCACCGCCAGTGAATCCTCCTGGTTCAGATCCGCCAACGCCCATAGCTGTGGCTTGTGCAGCTTGGGTTTGTTTCCAGTTAGGCCCACCAGCTTCTATTTGAGCCAATTCCCAAGCAAATTCTTTATCTCTCCTCAAGAATTCTCTATTCGCTTTAACATCAACATCAGACCACCCAAGATATTTTTTCTGCGCATAAGAAGGTGAAATACTTTGATTTGAAGACATATTACCGAAATTAGCTACCTTCATTTCCATTTTTTGACTTTCTCTCAATTCATAGAAGTTAGTAGGTACATTAAATTCAAGATCAAAATTCTGTTCTTTTAATTTAAAATCATTCCACAGCCCTCTTAATTGTAGATGTGTCACAAACCCATTTTTAAGCCCCGCGGCTATTTGTTGTTGGAGTCTAATAATGAATCGAGCAAATTTCAATTCTTCGCGCAAAATTTCCTGCCCATCTTTAAATGTATCTTGGGGATCTAATCGGGAAGAAGGTATTTTCAATGCTCTATACAATTTCTTCATGAAATACATCAAATCATCTAATTGGCCAAGATTGGCGCCGCCTGGTAATGTCGTAACTGATGTACCTTCTGAGCCCGCTCTCTTTGCAAACCAATAACTATCTAACATGGTTTGCGGATTAAATTTCTGGACAATGCTACCTTGGTTATTATCAAATGTTTTTGAAGACCAATATTGTTGTTGTAAACGTTTTAAATAGGATTCAGCTTTAGGTGCAGGCATATTACCGACATCTACGTTGAATACTAACCTCTCAGGTGCTCTTACTAATC